GCTAACTGGGCAAATGATTTGGAAGATATGGCGATCCGCTGGAGTGCACTCGGACGAGTGCATTCTGTACATCCATGCAGACAACCAAGACCATAACGGCAGTGGCCGTGAACTGCGCTGGCATCCTCTGGATGAAAATCACGACGCACTTAGCTTGGCGATAAAGTTGGCCATTGAAATAAGCCCGTGCCCATCCACTGATAGCGTGATGTGCGAGCCAAAAGGTGATCTTAATTCAATCGTAACCGTTGAGGCTCTGGACGAATATGGCGCGCGCCGAGCTATCGTCCGCGCCGCCGCCGAGATCGGCAAAGCCATGCAGGAGCAGTCAAAATGAACCGCGCCAGCCCGGTACAACTCAGAAAATCTCTTGAGGTCGCACACGCCTTCGCCAAGGCAGGAATCCGTTTCGTATGCATGCCCGTCGTCGATGAGGCCGACCATGCGAATCTGGCGGATCAGGCCCAAGAGCGATTGGAGCGGATCGCGGTCATCGTTGAATCGAAGGAGCGGACGGTATGAGTGTCGAGAAAATGCAGTTAGATTTTGAGTTGTGGGCAAAGAAGAATGGTTATTACGTAGGGGGAGTGAATGGTTATTCGAGCCAGCAAACGGATAATGCATGGTTGGTTTGGCAGGCTTCCCGAGCCGCTATTGAGGTGGAGTTGCCGCCATCACTGGCCGAAGACTTGACGCTGATCCAATCAATCGAATCACTAGGCCTGAAGGTGAAAGCATGAACAATGACAAGATGGTCAGCGTCCCATTCAAGGCTCTGCGCGACTTTCTGGAGCACAGCGCCTGCACGTACAAAGGCCCGGAGTGGACCAAGAACAAGGCGGCGCTGCGTCATGCGATGAATCATGCCGAACAGACCGACGTTATCCGCGAAATGAACGATGAGCTGGTGGATCTGCGCGCCAGGATGGCTGGGCGAGATGTGCTTTTGCGTGAATCTCTCGAATTCATCGACGACGGCGTAGGTCGAAGCGACGCTGAGTGGAAGTTGATCTTGAAGCTGCGCGCCGCCCTATCCGCCAGCGCAGAGCTGAGCGCGCCGAAGCTGTCCGTCTGGTACGGTTCAATGCCAGAGAGCAACGGAAAGACCAACTGGACCGCCATCCTTCACCGGGGTGATATTACAGAAGGAATTACCATCGACCGATCTGAGTATCCAGGTCGAGTTCGTTATGAGGCTGACAGGTTCCTTCATATGATTGGCGAACTGTCTGAGAGCCCCTGTGTATTGGACTACGACACTGATAAGCATAGCGAGTACAAGCCATGAGCCAATCATGCGAAAAGCACGCCGCCCTTCCAGTAGTCGGTCATTCCCCGTGCGCAGGGTGCGAGATTGAAAGGCTGAGGCGAAACCGCGATATGTGGAAGGGCCAAGTAGAGCGACAGGCCGAAGAGCTGACATCTCTGCGCACAGAGATCGCAGAGTGGAAAGATACGGTCAAGTTCAACGAGAAGTGCTGGAGCGAAGAGCGAGGAACGATGATCGACAAGCTCCAGTCGGCGCGGGCTGAGATTGAGGCGCTGCGAAAAGATTCAGTTCGCTGGAAATGGCTTGAGGGTAAGGCTGACTCCGCAACATGGGAGAATATCGGTTATCAGGAACAGATGAACCGTCACCTTCATGTTGACGCCGCCATGAGCAAAGACCCATTGGCCAATCCAGGCCAGTAGCGGTATGATGTGAGTTCGGGTGTCAGATCCCAATAACCAACAAGTGCGCAAAAGGCAATTCGTTTTCTCGGTGGGTGTACTTGCATCCAATCTGACCCGAGGTAAGCGGGTTGCCTTTTGCGCTTGGAGAATAAAATGAATTCAGTAGCGCAAAATATGGTCAGCATGACCAGTCGTGAAATCGCAGAGGTTTGCGAAAAAGAGCATCGCCACGTTATTCGTGACATACGAAAAATGCTTACCGAGCTGCAAAAAGATGGCCCAGTTTTGGGCTATGGTGAAATTAAGGATGGTCGCGGGTATACAGATGTTTTCCATCTTGACAAAGAACTGACGGAGACACTGATAACCGGGTACAGCATTCGACTGCGCCGCAAGGTAATTATTCGCCTTCATCAGCTCGAAGAGATCGTCGCGGCATCACTGGCACCAGCCTTGCCAAACTTCGATGACCCAGTGGCATCCGCCCGAGCATGGGCCGACGCGACAGAGCAAAAGCAGATTGCTCAGCAGGCATTGGCTATAGCCGCCCCAAAAGCTGAATTTGTAGACCGTTACGTCGAGGCAACCGGGCTTCAAGGCTTCCGCCAAGTCGCAAAGCTGCTGGGCATCAAAGAGAACCTATTCCGGGCCTTTCTGGTCGAACACAAGATTCAATACCAGATCGGCGGCGAGTGGGTTCCGTATGCCAATCACATCGATGCTGGTCGGTTTGAGGTGAAGACCGGGACTGCTGAGCACAACGACCACGCATTCACATCTGCCAAATTTACCCCTCGCGGAATAGAGTACGTCGCCCGCCTGCTGCGCGACTCAAAGAAAATAGAACCTGAAAAGGCCCTGAGTCTTGAGGTGTCGGCATGATCGCATTTCTGATCGCATACGGCATCACCGGTCTAATTATTTGGGCTGGCATTGTGGCCGAGGTGATTGAGGGTGGTCATGATTGGAGCATTCAGGATTTTGTCGCGGGTGTTCCGGTGACAATGATCGGCCTTGTAGTGCTATGGCCAGCTGGGATTGCTAACTGGCAGATCAAAGAATGGAAGAAGGCGGCGAGCCAATGACCAATATCCAGTTCCACGCATTGTCCGGCCCTATCTGGCTGATCGCCTCAAACACTGAACCTTCTCCATGGTTCGCTGTGGCATGCGCTGCGATGTTTGCGTATCACGGCATAGCCATGGCTTGGATCATGTGGAAGGATCGGCATAATGGCTGACATCGCCCTAATCAGAACCTCGCACGGCCTTGTGCCCGCCACCGAGGCCGACCGCGAAACCATGCAGGCGTGGAAGTCCGGCCAGACCATTCACGGCAAGTTCACCAAGATGCGGAACGCCGGATTCCATCGGCGCTTCTTCAAAATGCTGGATCTGGCCTTTGACTACTTCGAGCCGGTCGGCGGCCTGGTGCCACGCCAAGAGCTTCGCGGCATCCAAGGGCTGGCCAAGTTCTTCGAGCAGGCCAGTGGCAAGCCGGGGCAATTGTCAGGCGCAGTCGCGGCCTACATCGCGCAGCTTGAGCAAGACCGCGCCGAGCGCTTCCCGGCAGTCGATAAGAGCCGCGAGGCCTTTCGGGAATGGGTGACGATTGAGGCTGGCCATTTCCACCTGGTGCGCACGCCTGACGGGGTTCGCAAAGAGGCCAAGTCGATCAGCTGGTCATCCATGGATGAGACGGCATTCCAGCCACTGTGCCGCGACGTGTTTAACGCCTGCTGGCGCCTGGTGCTGTCGGCGCATTTTGAAAGTGAAGAGGCGGCCATGAGTGCTGCTGACCAGATGGGGAATTTTGCGTGACGCCATTCAGAGGAAGTCCTGAGTTTTTGCGCGAGAGAGAAATATCGGAAGCTCGCGAGCGCGCCTATGAGTCGTTCGTTTCGCCATGGATGAATCGAGCTGCTCGCCGAACAGCTAAAGGCCGAATGCTGGTGGCGCAGGCCGAGGCTGCCGCGCTGAAAGCTGAGCTTGAGGTTGTTCGCCGCCATCTTGATGAGCTAACCATATGAGCCTGCAAGCCAAGAGGCCGCGCCCGAAGAAGTGCCGGGTCGAATCATGCAGAGCCTTATTCGTCCCTGCTCGCATGGGCCAAGCTGTTTGCAGTCCGGCCTGCGCGATCATTGATGCGCCGAAGAATCAGGAGAAGGCCAAAAAGGCAATAGTTCAGGTTGAGCGCACAAAGACCAAGGAGCGCAAGGAAAAGCTCAAGACGCGATCCGACCACATGAAGGAATGCCAGCGGGCTTTCAATGAGTTCATCCGATGGCGTGATCGTGTCGCCGGCCATGCCTGCATATCGAGTGGGCGCCCCCTGGACTGGTCGGGGAACATGACCGACTGCGGGCACTATCGCTCGGTTGGCTCATCGCCCCATTTGCGCTTCGACGAAAGGAACGCCCACGCCCAAAGTAAGCACGATAACCAGTTCCTGTCGGGAAATGTCGTCGCGTACCGGCTTGGATTGATCGAGCGCATCGGGCTCACAGCAGTGGTGCTTCTGGAGTGCGACCAAGAGCCAAGGAAGTATTCGACGCAGGATCTGATTGATATGGCGGCTCACTACCGAGCCAGGACCAGAGAGCTAAAGAGGAATGCCGAATGATTATTTACTGCTACGTCGGGTTTATGATTCTTCTGTCCATCAGCTGCCTTGGGGGTTGCCGCCGACTGATTCGCCGGGACAGGCTTGCGCGAGGAATTCGCCGCTAAAGGTTCTCAAAAGGGCTTCACAGAGTTAAGTTGGTTGTTCTATACTGGATCAGTTCGCGGGCGTGACAGAATGGTTATGTTCTAGCCTTCCAAGCTAGCTATTCGGGTTCGATTCCCGGCGCCCGCTCCAGGAAATAAAGAATTTGCTTTGGCCCTCCAGCAAGCAAATGCATGAGGTGATCATGCTTACGCTACCCAGCCGCCAACGGGTATCACTATTGGTTAAAAGCGACAAATGCCAAGGCCCACTAATCCACGGCAGCAACACAAAGCCTGCGCCTAAAAATGCGGGCTTTTTACTGCCCGCCATTCAACCGAATGGCAGATTGTCATGACGCCAAGCAGCCATGCCGTATACAATCCCCCTACGAACATATTTGCAGGGTAGCGAATGAAGCCTTCAACCGCATGGAGCCTCCTGGCGTTCTCGCTGGCAATGGCCAGTTACGCGATGAGCCGCGATATCAGCGCCAATATCTTCTTGGCTTGCGTGTTTGTTATTCAGGGCCTAAAGAGGCCCGATGGTTCGCGCCAAGAGCGAAAGAGTGCATTCCTTGCTGTAGCATTGAGCATGGGTATTCTGGCCTTCGCTATTTCATCGCTGGCTGGCTGCGTGGAGTTGAGCGGCCCCCAGCCATTCCGCTACAAAAACTAAGGGACTGAATATGGCTGATGTTGCCACCCCGGTAGCCTGTACCGCTGTCGGATTTGCCGGGGTCGCTGTGGCAAGCTGCCTGCCTCAAATCGACTTGAACGCGGTTGTCTGCGCATTCGTCGGTGCGCTAATCTTTGTCCTGTGGGCTAAGGAGCTAAGCGTGCTTCAGCGGATCGGCTATTTGCTTTCTGGCTGGATCGGCGGGTATTACGCAGCAGCTGAGATTCTAGCCCAGGCATGGACCAAGACCAGCGGCATCGCGGCCTTCGCCTGTGGTCTAGTAACGGTCCTTGTCAGCATCAGCGTCCTTGAATCCTTTAAAACCGGCACGCTGCCCAAGTGGCTTACAGAGCTGCCATCAGCCATCGGACGGCTTCTCCCCCGGAGAGGTGAATAATGACCTTTACCCACGCTAACGCACTGCTCTACGCCACTCTATGCGGCAGCCTGTGCTTTGTTGTGGCCTTCATGTACCAGCGCAAAGGTGCAAAGTACAAGTTCATCCCCAGCCTGGTGGCCTTCGCCATCGCGGCAAAGTCCGGCGTCGAGTGGATCGGCGTAATGGGCTCAATACTTCTGTACGGGTACTGGCCTTCAATCTCTCCAGTTACGACTATCGTGCTCGCCATTCTTCTGGTACTGGCTATCAAGGTACGCGGCAATGTCGCTCGCATCTTGGATAGATTAACTTTCGTGCGCCCCACAAATTGAGCATTTCGTCATTTGTGGTGCGCAAACTAAACCCTTGGCGGAGTTGAAGTGATGAGAATTCTAGCAATAGCAGCAATGACCTTGGCTGCTTCTTGTCAGCCTGTAATGGCAAGCCAAATATTCCCGACCAACCTGCATCACCAGCCTGAAAAGTTTTGCTTTGTCGCTGGCGTAATTTCTGCGTCCATCATGGCGCGCCTTAACGTCGGATACCCCGTCGAGTACGTCTACGAGGAAGTAAACGAGCTCGACCACAAAGAGCTCAGCACCTACCTAAATGAGTCTGTAACGCTCGCCAGCCAGTTCGCCTGGGCAGCCAAAGGCCCAGTGCCGCCCAAAGAGTTCGCCCAGTGGAACTACCAGCGCTGTATGCGAACTATTGGCGCAAAGACATAAGGATTGATGTATGACCCTAACGCCAAAGCAGGAGGCCTTTTGCCTGGCTTACCTTGAGACTGGTAATGCTAGCGAGGCTTACAGGCGTGCTTATTCAGCTGCCGGCATGAAGGCTGCCACAATCAACGTGAAGGCGAGCGAGCTACTGTCGAACGGTAAGGTAGCGGTAAGGCTTGATGAATTGCGCAAGCCTGCTGTAAAGGCTGCGCAGATGACGCTTGAGGGTCACTTAGCTGACCTGAAGATGCTCCGCGACAAAGCGCTTGAGGCTGAGCAGTACAGTGCCGCCATCACTGCCGAGACAAACCGAGGGAAGGCGGCAGGCCTGTATACCGAAAAGGTTGACCTGACCAGCAGCGATGGGAGTATGAGCGCAATACCTACTCGGATAGAGATCGTTGCCCCGTCGATGGCTACGAAAGACGAGTAACGGTAGAATTCCATGGTGGCAGCGGTTTGCAAGCCGTGCCGAGCTAGTCACTCGGCGGCCACCCTCCCCTGACTACCCTTTTGACCGAGGCGTACACCATGACTGATACCCAATTCTGCTCTAAGTGCAAAACAGAAAAGGCCCTGAATGGGTTCTATGAGCGCTCCCCTGGCAAGCTTGCGTACGCATGCAAGGAATGCGTTAAATCCGCAAAAAACAAACGCTATGCAGAAAACGCGGAGCGCATGCGGGAGAACGCAAGGAAATACCGAGATAATGATATTGAGGCGCACAGGAAAAGAGAGCGCGAATATTCTCGAAGGAATGCAGAAAGCCGAGACGCTAGGGTTAAGGCGTTCTACGAAGCAAACCCTCATAAATCCGCTGAATACAACAGGAAATACATCCGCAGCGACAAAGGACGCCACCAATATCTCAGGTACTATCGAGAAACGCTTAGGAATTGCGAAAACTACAAGATAGCCACGTCGGCAAGAAACATGCTGAAAAGAACGCTGGTAGCCACGGGATCGCGTAAAAATGGATCTACCAAAAGTGAGCTTGGCTACAGCCCGCTCGCGCTTAAGCAGCATATTGAAAAGCAGTTCGCTGATGGCATGGGCTGGGGTAATTATGGCTTATGGCATATAGACCATATTATTCCGGTTGCAGAGATGATAAGGCTGGGGGTTATATGCCCGAAGAAGATTAACGCCTTGAAAAACCTCAGACCTATGTGGGCGAGTGAAAATCAATCAAAGGGAGCTAGGTTTGCCCTGGTAGCGCAGTGTCGGATATGAGTACGCTTCGCATAGAGATACCGCCAAAACTTATACCCTTGTTCGCCCCAACTAAGATGCGCTACAGGGTTGCGCATGGGGGGCGTGGATCAGGAAAGACCTTCACCTTCGCCAAGATGATTGCAATCCGAGGGGCCATGTATGCCGCCAATGGCGAGCGAGGGATTTTGCTGTGCGCTCGCGAATACATGAACTCTCTGGGCGAATCGTCCATGGAAGAGATCAAGCACGCGATCCTTTCTGAGCCATGGCTATCCTCCGTCTACGAGATAGGAGAGAAGTTCATTCGCACCAGGTGCGGCGCTGTTGACTTCGCTTTCGCGGGGCTCCGTCACAACCTGGACAGCATAAAATCCAAGGCGCGCATCTTGATCGCATGGATTGACGAGGCCGAGACGGTAAGTGATTTGGCATGGAAAAAGCTTCTGCCTACCGTGCGCGCTGATGATTCGGAGATCTGGGTTTCCTATAATCCAGAGAACGAGGGCAGTCCAACAGATATAAGGTTCCGCAAGACTGACCTGGGCGGCGATGGCGTTGTGGTGGAAATTAACCATTCCGACAACCCCTGGCTGCCTGACGTGCTTGAGCTTGAGCGTCAAAGGGATTTGAGAAACCTTCCGCACGAGGAATATGCGTGGATATGGGAAGGTGCATACAGGCAGATCAGCGAGGCGCAGATCTTCCGAGGAAAGTACGCGGTCCAGGACTTCACTCCGGATATCAAATGGCAAGGCCCTTATTACGGCCTCGACTTCGGGTTTGCGAATGACCCGACAGCAGCCGTCAAGCTGTGGATCAATGAGGGCAAGCTCTACGTCGAATACGAGGCGTACCAGATCGGCCTGGAGATTGACCACACTGTCGATCACATCCGCAAGGCCGTACCAGACATTGAGAAGCACGCCTGCCGCGCTGACAACGCCCGCCCGGAAACGATCAGCTACCTAAAGCGCAAGGGTCTGCCACGCATCAAGGCTGCCGAGAAAGGCAAGGGAAGCGTCGAGGACGGGATTGAATACATCAGGTCGTTTGACCAAGTGATCATTCATCCGCGCTGCAAAAACACGGCGAAAGAATTTAGACTGTATAGTTACAAGGTGGACAAGCACACCGAGGACATTATGCCGGTGCCTGTCGATGATCATAACCACGCCATTGATGCTATGCGTTACGCGCTGGAGCCAGCAATGAAGCGGCGAGGACTCAACATTGACCCCGGAATATTAAGATGATCGATCTATTTAGCAACAAGCTCCGCAAGCGAGAGGCTGCACTAAAGGCGCGCGAGCTTGAGCTGGCAGAGAAGCAGGCCGACCTGGAAGAGCGCAAGCTGAAGCAACAGCGGGCCATTATCCGCATGATGCAGGATGAGCAGGTGCAAAAGGCGCAAAATGATGCGCCGGTTATGCTTTCCGCGCCCGCCCTATTGCCCTCGGTTGTTCCAGATGGCTCCACGCCGGCCGTGGCCATGGATAGCTGTCAGTCGATCTATGACTATGCCTCCCAGGGCATCCCGAGCTTCTACGGAACGTTCCCAGGGTATCCAGCGCTCGCTGCTATGGGTCAGTCAAGCGATTACCGCGCAGTGGCAGAGACAACCGCCACCGAGATGACGCGGGAGTGGGGTCGCTTCAAGATTGATGACCCAGACGTTGATCAAGGGCTTGAATTGACCGACGTTGAGCTTGAGGCGCTCAAGGATCAGAAGAACAAGCAGTCAGCTGTGCGCCAGTCCAAGATCAACCAGATCAATGGTGCGTTTGACTCCTACGGTATCCGCGAGCTGGTGCGCCGAGCAATCGAAGTTGAGTTGAGCATGGGGCGAGCCCAAATCTACATTAAGCTCGATCACGCCAATGATTCGCTTCCATTCGTTATGGATGAGCGCGGCGTGAAGAAAGGGGCCTTAAAAGGGTTCCGCCTGATCGAGCCGATGTGGTCTACGCCGAGCGCATACAACGCATACGACCCGACAGAGGCTGACTTCTACGTCCCGAACAAGTGGTTTGTGCTGGGCAAGGAAGTGCATGCTGATCGCCTGATGACGCTGGTCATGCGCCCCGTGCCGGACATTCTGAAACCTGCCTACAACTTCGGCGGAATCAGCATGTACCAGCTGATGAAGCCATACGTTGAGCGCTACCAGCGGACGGCGGACAGCGTTGCGCAGATCGTACAGGCCTTCAGCCTGACTATCCTGTCCACCGATATGAGCGGCATCCTGTCGGGGGGTGAGAGTGACGCCAACCTGTGGCTGCGCGCCGGCATCTTCAACCGCTACCGCGAGAACAGCGGCATGATGCTGCTGGACAAGGAGAGTGAAGAGATAGACCAAGTAAACACGCCGCTTACCAGCCTTCCGGAGCTGCTGACCAAGAGCCAGGAGCAGATGGCCGGGCCTAGCCATACGCCACTGGTGAAGTTGACAGGCGCCACCCCGTCCGGCCTGAACGCGAGCAGTGATGGCGAGATCCGCGTCTACTACGACTACATCATGGCGCAGAACGAAGCGCATATTCGCCCTCTGGTCAAGACGTTCAGCGACCTGATCCAGCTTGACCAGTTTGGCGAAATCGATCCGACCATCGTGTGGGAGTTCAACCCGCTGTACCAGCTTGACGCGAAGGAGCTGGCAGAGGTTCAGGACATTAATGGGCGCAACGCCGCGCAGTTGGTTGCCGCATCCATCGTATCCCCGCAGGAGGCCCGTCAGGCGCTGTCGAAAGACGAGCAGAGCCCGTTCAATGGTATCGACGTTGACGATGTGCCGGATGGCCAGGGCATGGATGATGCGTTCGATGAAGGTTCTGATTCGGGCCTAGACGCGTGACGATCATCAAGCGCAAGCGTGTAGCCCTTCCTGACTTCAAAGTGAATGCAGGCATCCGAGCAGCCTACCGCGCCGAACTGAATCGCCTCCTGCGCAGTGCGCGTAACGAGGTGGTGCAGGCCGTCGCCAATAACTGGCAGGCACCGCAGCCGGTCGCCATGGACGCAGCGCGGGACATTCTTGGGCGCGTCATTGACGCCTTGATTGCCAAGTGGATGACCAGCCTGAACGACTTGCCGCAGAAGATGGCGCGCCGGTTCGTTGGGCAGACGGCCGGGGCGCTAGACCGAAACTTGGGTGCTGCGCTCAAGAAGTCCGGGTTCGCGGTCAGCCTGCAACTAACCGACTTCACCAAAGAGGCCGTGCGCGCATCCGTTGGCATGAACGTTGGCCTAATCAAGTCGATCCCTAGCGAGTACCTGGGTGATGTGCAGAAATATGTGTGGGAGAGCGTAGAGGGTGGCTTTGACCTCGCCACGTTGACCGCCAACTTAGATCGCGCATATCATATCGGAAGAAACAGATGCAAGCTTATTGCCCGAGATCAATCGAACAAAGCGCATGCCGCAATGGAGCAGGCAAGGCGCAAAGAGTTAGGAATTAAAAAGGCAATATGGATGCACTCTGCGGCGGCTAAAGAGCCGCGCCAGTCGCACGTAAAGGCCAATGGCAAAGAGTTTGATGTGGAAAAAGGAATGTACTTGGATGGTAAGTGGATTTTGCCAGGCCAAGAAATTAACTGCGGTTGCACTTCCAAGGCAGTCATAGAATGGTAGCCAGAAACATCGCCTTTGACTCTTCTGTGCGCTCCATTGATGAGAGCGGGCATCTCCATGTTTCGCGCACTGTTATCAGCAAAGCGCAGATTGATCCATATTTTGGTCGAGAGATTCCTGGCTATGAGGCCATGGGGCTTGAGCCTGACCGCATGTACCAATTGCTGCGCGACCCTTCTGAGCTTGAGAAGTCTGCTGAAACCGCAAAGGGCAAGCAGATCCTTTTCAAGCACACTTACGTCGATTCAAAAACACCAGAAAAAGAACTTACCGTAGGATCTATCGGCTCTGATATTGATTATGCGGACGGCAAGCTGTATGCCGACCTAACATTCTGGGATGAGCAGGCAATTGCACTTATCCAGTCTGAGCGAATGCGCGAGCTTTCCTACGGTTACTATTACAAGCCGGACATGACGCCCGGCGAGTTCGAAGGCGTCCCGTATGACGGCGTTATGCGTGATATCCACGGAAACCATGTTGCATTAGTGGAGCGTGGTAGAATCGGCAGGGACGCAGTAATTGGCGACTCACTACCCCTTGAAATGAGGCTAAACATGAAACTGAAGAAAGGCGCGGTGCAGCTGATTACTGCCCGCCTGCGCAAGATTGCGCAAGACGGTATGACGGATGGCGTCGAAGAAGAAGTGATTCGCGAAGTAGCGGAAAACATCGAGCACAAGCCGGCGTTTGACGAAGACAAAATGCGCGAGCTTGCTGGCGACAACTACGACGAGATCGTAAAGCTGATCGGCGGCGAAGCTACCGCGAAAGACGCAGAACCTGATTCGGCCCCCGGCCCGGTTGCTGTCGATGAAGACAAAGGCCCGAAGGCCGATGCCGAGCGCAAGAAGCTGGAAGAAACAGACCGCGACGACCGCGACGACCGCGATGCAAAGCGCAATACCGCTATGGACGCTGATGCCATCGCCGCATCGGTCGGAGCCAAGCTGGAAGCCAAGTACACCGCCCGCGATGCCGTAGAGCCTTTGGTTGGCCGCATCGCAATGGACAGCTTCCCTGACGCTGCATCGGTCTACGCCTACGCCCTCAAGCAAAAGGGCATTGCCTGTGACGGCGTCAACGAAGCCGGCCTTAAGGCCATGGTAGCGATGCAGCGTGATGCCAAGCCCGCACAGCGTGAAGCCGCCTATGACTCGGCGCCATCCACCCTCACCAACCGCTTCAAGCAGGGGTAAGCCATGAGCTTTCAAACCAAGTTGAACCGTGATCTTCCTCGCGGCGTGGCGGGCGACTTCGCTTCGACCAACCCGCGTAACTCCATTCTGGCTGGCGAGGCTGCTCTGGTTGCCGCCGAGCCAATCACTGTCGGTCAGTTCGCGTTTGCCGATCTGACTACCGGGAAAGTGTACGCCTCCTTTGTTGCCGGGCGCGTCATTGGCTTTGTTCACCGAAACAACCAAGCTGTTGTGGCGCTGGGCCAGGCTGCAAGCATGACCATTCCGACAGGCAAGGAAGTTGCCCTGTTCTCCGCTGGCGACTTCTACGCTGTGGCCCCTGCTGTCGTGGCGCCAGGCGCAAAAGTGTATGCCCTGGATGCGGACGGCGCTGTTGATGAAGCAGCCGCAACCGCGCAAGAAACCAATTTCGTCTTTGCCGAGGCCGCACAAGCTGGCGCGCTCGTCAAAATCACTCGATTCTCGATCTAAGGGGGCAATCAGATGCCATTCTCTTTGCACGACCTGCAACAAAACGCTGGCGTTGTTTTCGCCACCGGCCACGCGCCGCAAGTCCTGACCCCGCAAGAGCGCGCCCGAATGGATGGCGAGTTTCGCCGCGTAGCAATGGACGCTGCGCCACTGCTCACTGCGCCCAACGCCGGCATCCTGTCGATGTTCACCACCTACGTTGACCCTCGCGTCATTGAAGTGCTGGTGGAGCCGATGAAGGCCGCCCAGATCTTCGGTGAGACCAAAAAAGGTAGCTGGACCGACGATACGCTGCAATTCCCTATCGCGGAATCGACCGGCGAAACCTCGTCCTATGACGACTTCTCCGAAAACGGCATGAGCGGAACCAACGTCAACTGGGAAGACCGCCAGCCGTACTACTACCAGACCATCATCGAGCTGGGCGAGCGCGAAGTGGCGCGGGCCGGCGCCGCCAAGCTAGACTGGGTTTCCCGCAAGCAGATCAGTGCCGCGCTGACCCTGAACAAGTTCCAGAACAAGACCTATTTCAACGGCGTTGCCGGCCTGAAGAACTGGGGACTGCTGAACGACCCGTCATTGCTGGCAGCCGTTCCGTTCACCACTTGGGCATCCAAGGATGGCCAGGCTGTTTACGATGACATTCGCGCCCTATACCAAGAGTTGATCACTCAGACTCAAGGCCTAGTTGACCGCAACGAGAAGATGACCCTGCTTCTGTCGCCTGAAGCAGAAACCAACTTCACCAAAACCAACCAGTACAACGTCAACGTGACGGACCAGTTGAAGAAGAACTTCCCGAACATGCGCGTTGAAACCGCGCCGGAAATGTCTACTGCCGCGGGCGAAGCGATCAAGCTGATCGTGGACAGCTACGAAGGCGTTGACACTGTGGAGCCGACCTTCACCGAGAAGATGCGCGTGCATCCGATGGTGCTGGGTCTGTCGTCTTGGCGCCAGAAACGCTCTCAGGGTACTGTGGGCACCATCATCTACCGTCCGCTCATGATCGCTTCGGCGCTGGTGTCGGTTTAAACTGTGCGGCGGGGCTTCGGCCCCGCACCACTGACAAGGAGCAAGCATGAGCACTGTAACCATCGGCTGCAAACTGCCAAACGGCATTTACATGGAATCCGGCGAGCTGAAGCGCGTCCGAATCAACGGCTGGAACAACAACGAGATTGCCGGCCTGTCGCACGGGATCACTCGCGACGTCCCTGCCGATCTGTGGGCGGCCTGGAGCAAAGAACATGCGGAATCGAAGTTGATCAAAAGCGGCATCGTCTTCGCGGAAGAAACCGAAAAGCGCGCCATCGACAAGGCAAAAGACCAGAAGGACAACAAGTCCGGTCATGAGCAGCTGGCCAAGATCAAGAAGACCGATGCTGCTGGCGGCCTCGGCGAAGCGGATCGCTGATCGTGGATGGTGTAGTAGTCTTTGACCCGATTGAGTTCCGGGCGCTGTATCCGGCGATCACTGCCACTGACGTGCAGCTTGAGGACTACTTCGCCATGGCGGAAACCTTCCTCGACAACACTGAATGCAGTGTCGTAAAGAGCCTGAAGGACCGCAAGCGGATGCTGTACCTCCTGGTTGCCCATATCGCCACGCTGACCGGCATGGCCGAGAAAGGCAACCCGGTGGTTGGGCGGATCGCCAATGCGACCGAGGGTAGCGTATCCGTGTCCCTCGATTACGGCACCATGGGCAACAACGAGCGCTGGTATCTGCAAACCCCCTGGGGCGCGATGTACTGGCAGCTCACCAAGAAGTACCGATCCGCTGTGTACCGCCTGGGCATTGCGCCTATGCCGGTCCAGCGCACCTACGTTCAGTGATTTGGGGAGACTCATGGAAAACCAACACCGCAAGATCGCCGGGTATCGCGAGCTTTCCCAAGAAGAAATCGACCTGATGAATCGCATCAAGGCTGCAGGTGCTTCACTGCTTCAGCTGCAGGCAGAGCTTTCCGGGCGATTGAGTACGGATCTAGAGGTCAAGCTTGGCGATGCTAAGCGATCCGTTGCAGGCTGCGATTTCAATGGCTACGCGTATACAGAGCATACTGGCGCCACTGATGAGTGCCAGGAGTTCCGCCGCTTCCAAGCTGCTGAACCTCAGCGCTGGGCGGCGATTGGAAAGACTGACATTCAGACCGGGATCATGGCGCTAGTTCGCGCTGTAGCTCAGCCTGCGGGAGGGGTATAAGCACCCATGAGCAAGCTCACCGATATGCTGGACAAGTACCGTAAAGGGCCTAAAGCGGCCCTGAAGGTCGGCATCATGGGTGACAAGACCTACCCAGACGGCGAGCTTGTCGCGTATGTCGGGTACGTCAACGAGTACGGTTACAAGGGCATGGTGCCGGCGCGCAAGCAGACGATTTACCACTCTGTTAATGCTGACGGTTCCATGCGCAATGACGGGCGCTTTGTGAAGGCCAAGAAGGCCAACCTTGAGCGCATCGTTGACGTTCCGTCGTATGAGCTAGACATTCCGTCGCGGCCATTCTTTCGGACGGCAATTGCGAACAACCGGGATGCTCTGAAAGAGATCATCGCCAAGGCCATCAAAGAGGGTGGCGTGGTTTATGGTATGCGCATCGCGGGAGAGTTTATGTCCGGCGCGCTGCAGGAGTCCGTAATGACCTGGAGCGATCCGCCGAACGCCGCGTCAACAGTGGCAGCCAAAGGCTATAACGCGCCATTGCGCGCAAATGACAAGATCCTGCGCAACTCCTTCACCTATGAGGTTGAGCAATGATCAACGTCCGTGGCCTGGCCAACATGGCAACGCAGAACGTTAACCCAAATCAGGTGGTGACGCTTGAGGTGAGCACGGGCTATACGGTTGACGACTACGGCCATCAGGTGCCGTCGTTCCTGTCGCAGCTGATCGAGGTGCAAACCCAGTCGCTGTCGTCAACCGAGAAGTACAACCTTGACCTGGTGAACAAGCAGGGCCAGTTCATCTCGATCTACGCCTACGGCACGATTGACGGCATCCGCCGCTGGCTGCAAAAAGGCTCATCGAAGTTCACCTTCCCGGCATATGGAGAGGAAGAACCGGCTGTGTGGATGGTCGATCAAGTTGCAGAGTCGTATGCAACATGGACCCGGGTAATCGCTTGGCGTACAGACGCCACACCTAATGAGGTTCCTGTCAATGGCTGAGCTGAGCGTAACCCATCAGGAAATTTACAAGGATGTGCGGAAGTTCCTCCTTGGACTTAACCCTGGGGCTGAAAAGCAGATCATCCAAGCCGCTCAGAATAATCAGCCACTTCCTAAAAACGCCGTGGTCATGCAGATAATGTTTTCCAAGAATTTGGATTTCGCCGTGGTTACTAACTTTCCGCCGACCGAGGCTGCAATTCAAAACTCGGTTGAAGTTCGGATGCAGATAGACTTCTATGGCGAGAGCGCGGAAGCCCGCAGCCGGATCATGGCCAACCTATGGCGAACTGGCTATACCTGCGACCTGCTCACGACTTGTCAGCCGCTCTACGTGCAGTCGCATGACCGCCATATCTATGTAAACGATTCAAACCAGTACGAAGACCGTTGGATCATTGACCTCGGCCTGCAATACAATCCTCAAGTTACCGTCGCGCAGGATTTTACCGACCGTGCCGGTGTGATCATCATCCCAGTATCAGGAGTCTGATATGTCTATCCCGGCAAGTCGAATTGTCACGATCAACCCGTCTGCCATTGGCACTGGCGGCAATCCCCTGGCAATGAATACCCTGCTGATCACCAGCGGGTCAGAACGCGTTATCGGCGTCCAGCTATTTGGCAGTGCTGCCGAGGTTGGCGCATTCTTTGGCTTGACCTCTGATGAGTACAAGTTTGCAACGCGCTACTTTCTAGGCTATGACGGCGCCTTTAAGTTGCCTGGTGCTCTGAACGTTGTAGAAAGCCCTACAGTCGCTATTCCTGCGATCCTGCGTGGCGCCAGCGTGCGCGGAATGACACTCACACAGCTGAAGGCGATTACCGGAAGCCTGACTGTTTCTGTTGATGGCACTCCTATCACGGTGCCTGTGAACTTCTCGACCGTCACCAGCTTCTCTGAAGCCGCAGCTCTTCTGACTGACGTATCTAACTTTGTCGGCGACTTCAACGAGCAGCAACAATGCTTTGAGCTGACCACAGTTGATACTGGCGCCACGGCGAGCATCGGCTTCGGATCTGGCGAAGTCGGCCTGGGTATCAAGCTGGATCAGGCGGCAGGCGCGCAGATCGACAAGGGTCGAGCAGTCATGAGCGAGGCCGAACTTATGGCCTATGCCCTAAATAGAACCCAAAACTTCGGCGTGATCGCGCACGCGCAAGAGCAAGATCGACAAGTCCTGGAGTCGTTTGCGGCCTGGAATACCCTGCAGAACAGCCGGTTCGCATTCGTTGCGCTGGATAAAACGGGTGCCGGCCTGATCGCCAACAACGACGCCAGTTTCGGCAAGTGGCTGGAGGATACCGAGCAAAATGGAACTGTTCCGTACTACGGAACCATTGACCAAGTTGCCGCCTTGTGCGGCGGCATCGCAGCAATCGACTTCAAGCGCACCAACGGTCGCCGAAACATCATGTTCATGAAGCAGTCCGGCATTGCCGCGTCGATCACCGATGAGGCGGATTACACCGCGCTGATGAGTAATGGATACACCTTCTATGGCGAGTTCGCCACGGCCAACGATGAATTCCGATTCAACGTGAACGGCGCCGTTTCTGGACAATTCAAGTGGCTGGATAACTACGTCAACCAGATCTACATGAACGCTCAATTCCAGCTGGCAATGATGACCATGCTTACCAGCTATGGCTTCATTTCATACAACGACGCGGGCAAGGCGATACACCGAGCTGCCGCTGCCGATCCTATCAGCGAGATGCTGAACTTCGGTGGCATCGTTCCACTGATTGATCCGGGCGCACTGAGCGAGCAGCAAAAGTCGATCATCAACACCCAGGCCGGCTACGATGTGATCCCTAACCTGCTCGCCAAGGGTTGGGCTCTGGATATAAAGACGCCTGACGCGCAAACACGCGGCAACCGTGGATCTTTCCCGTTCACCTTCTGGTATACGGACGGCGGATCGGTTCAGAGCGTCAACATGGCTTCCATCAACGTCCAGTAAAACAAAAGGCCCCAATTGGGGCCTTATTTGTTACAGGGTCCAGCTTCTCAGGTTCTGGTAAACCTTAGGGTGAAGGACTGGTTTGTATTCTTCAGCCATGGTTCGGACGTATTCGGTCTTGGCGGAAAGGTAAGCAGAATACGCCGCTTCCTCGCCAGGAAATGATCCAATCTTAACCGGGATACCCCTAATGCTGATTCTGGCGACGTATGAATTCCTCCGATCAACAAAGCTAACGCCTTGCTTGAATTTTCCGCGCCTTCCAGCGCAATCATTAAGAATACTGTTTATCTGAGACGGAACAAAAGAACACGCTGATGGCGAGTATTCTCGATTCCCGGCCAGGATCAAATCCTTATCTAGCTGGAATTCTGGAGATTGTGAATATTCTTGGGCGTGGAACCATTCGGCAAAGCACTGGTAGTTGTGCCATTCAGGTGCCACCGATACATCCCGGTAGGATGGGTTTTCGCGCTTAAACTCTTCGGAGTAGCCGCGCTGGATTATGCCGTTCCATAGGGTGTATGCAGGCGTCTTCTTTCCTTCTGATTTAACTTTATGTCTTCCGAAGCCTATAAGGCCTACACCGAATACACTGGGGGAGAATGGATTTCTGATTTGCCCCTTTCGCAAGTTCCCACCTTCCACCACAGCGCGGTGTGCATGCTTGTCATTGTGCTGAATGGTTATCTGTCTGTCGCGTAAGTACTCAACAACAGTGCAGGTTCCACCATCGTTAATGGTGAAGATATCGCCCACAGAAATAGGTTTTTTTGAGTCTTTCATGGTGAGGACCTGGTCAAAGGAAGTCATGAGGGATTGCGGCAGCGAGTGACTAGCTCGATTTCGGGTGCCCCCTAGCCGCATGCGGCACTCTATCATGAATAGCGTTATAGGTTATGCTGCATGCTAAAATCATAGCTCCTATTAAGAACCCCAGATTCGAGGACGTAGACCATGACAATGACCCAAAATCCGAGGACAATAACCGCAGCCAACAGCGTCGTTCTTTTCAAGGCTGCCGGCTACTTCGATCAGGCAATCCAGCTGCAGGGCTTCCAGGTCGATAACGCATTCGGCTTTGGCGACGCGACTGTTGGCGAAACCCGCATCGGCGTAGACGGAAAGCAGTCGGGCGGCTGGATCGCGCACGAAGTGCCGGTAACGGTATTCCTCGAGGCCAACAGCGTAAGTCGTGGCCAGATGGAAGAATACCGCGCCTGGTGCAACGCCAACCAAGAAACCAGCCTTTGCGCGCTGGATATCACCATCCCTTCGATCGGCCGGCGCATTCAGGCCAGTGGCTTCATGGTCAGCCAGGGCGGCGGCCCGTCCGCTCAGAAGCTCATCAACGGAACGCAGTACGTGTTCAGCATGGTCATCAACAACGAAGAGGCCATTTCGTGATCACAACCAAGGACGTGACCATTTCAGATGGCTCGGACGCGGGGAAAACTTTCATCGTGAAGCAGATGCCACTGCTTCGCGGTGATCGCTGGGCCAACCGTGTCGCTCTGGCGCTGTGCAAGTCCGGGGTAGATATCTCCGGGCTTACCACTCATGACGACAATGGCAATGCCGTTTTCCGAGGCCTTCTGGACATGACAGGCGTTGTTAACGTGGCGCTCAAGGCATTGGGCGGTGTTGACGATGAAACCGCTCAGGCGCTGCTTGACGAGGTTTTGCAGGATGTTCGTCTGCGCCTCCAGAATGGCACGGAGCGACCGCTGATTATCGAGTCGGATGTGTCCAGTATCGCTACCCTGTGGAAGCTGCGAATCGAGTCGATCAAGGTAAACCTCGATTTTTTAACGGCCGGCGTTACCCAGTAGTCGAAAAGGATGGGTTGCAGATGCCTCTGAATACAGAGGCTTTTGCAAAGTGCGTCAACCTCAGCGCCCAGGCCTATTACGTGCTAGATAACGGCCTGGCATCCTACGCTGATCTTGATTCGCGCTTAACGCTTGAGGATGCCATTACGATGATTGAGTTTCATCAGGTGTCAGGGCACAACAAGGCACTGATGGAGGAATTACGCAATGAGCTCAGTAACCGTCGATGAGCTGGTGATGCGCATTGAGATCGAACTTGATAAGTTCCGATCCGATGCCAGCCAGGCCGAGAGTATTGAAAAGCGACTGCGCAATGCGCTTCGTGGTACTGGGGACGCGGCGCGTGATGCCGGCGAAAGCATCAGCGACATGTCTGATGAGGTTGCTGCGTCCAATAGAGAGCTTTCAAGCCACCTACAGACGGTCGTATCTGTAACAAGAAGGCTTGCAGGCTTCTTCGGCATTCTGATGGGCTCTAACGCCCTTCAAAAATTCACCATGGCTATTTCGGACGCCAACGATCAGCTGGGCTTTCTGTCGAAACGATTAGGCATGGCCGGGCGCGATATCAAAGGCATGGATGCAGCCGTGGCCGCCCTTGGCGGGTCCGGCGCTTCTGTCGCCAGCACTATGCGCAGCCTTAACCAGGGCATTCAGGAAATGGTGCTGATGGGCAATGACGCCCTGATCCCTTTCTTCGGTGCTCTCGGCGTCGGCGTGGTCGATGCCTCTGGCAGCATCCGCGAGATGGACGATATTCTTCTTGATATGGCGGATTCTCTATCTCAGATGAACCCTCAGCAGGCGTATGCGTTTGCGTCCGCGATGGGGCTGGATGACGGCGTTGCCAACGCCCTGATCCAAGGCCGTGACGCCATGCAAGAAATGCTGGACATGCAAAAGAAGGTATATGTATCCAGTGAGGCCGAGATACGCACCAGTCGTGAGCTAAGCCGGGCCCAGGCGTTTCTCAACGCTCAGTGGGAAGGCCTGAAAACCATGCTGGCCAACGCCTTGATTCCATACCTGCTTAAAATGACAAAAGTCGTCTCGGGGTGGATGGATTACCTTTCTCGAAACGAACGAACGGTTCGTAATTTCTTTGAGGGGCTGGCCATTGCGGTGGGCGTAATTCTTCTGCCGATTTTGATCAAGGCTGGTTTTGCCATGCTTGCCCTTATGTCACCAATCCTCGGCACTGCTGCTGTGGTTGCAGCCTTGGCAGCCGCATTCGGCCTTCTTTACGACGACTACAAGACGTGGGCCGAGGGCGGCAAGTCGCTGTTCGATTGGACCGCGTTCGACAATTACATCAAAGGCACAAACGTTTCAGTCGATAGCCTGGCTAAAGGGTTTGCGCGCCTGCTGACGGGCTATGACTCACTGTCTGAGGCATCAAAGGCATTCATGGGCTGGCTCAAAGACAATGGCATCATTGACGAGCAAGGACTTTCGATTAAAAAGCTGGCCGACTCGTTCAAGAATCTAGCCAAAGAGATTTACAACACAATCCCGGCGATGCGCTCGCTGATCGAGATTTATTCGGCCGTTATGGATGGTCGATGGAATGACGCGGTTGACCTGTCAAAGAAAATCCCTGTGCAGATGGCTGGCACCCTTCTTGATGCGAGCGGCTCGGTTGCTGGTCGCGTTACAGGCGCATGGGATGCCGCGCTTGGGCATGACCCTTCGCATGACGGAACGCTCTCCAGTGCGCAGCGCGAAGCTTACGCGTGGGTAAAAAACAAGCTAGCCGGATGGATTAGCGGGCCGCAGTCTAACGGCGCGCCGGTAGGCGTCATGCGTCAAGGCCTAAACACTGAAAACGCATCATCCGTTGCTAGGGTCGCCAAAGAGATCGGGTTAGAGCCTAATGACCTGGCTCAAATTATCTCGTTCGAGACTGGCGGGACATTTAACCCAAACGCCAGAAACCCGAAGTCGTCTGCCACTGGGCTGATTCAGAAAATGGCCGATCCTGGCGGCAAGTATTACGGCCATACCCGCGACGAGCTGGGCGCCATGAGCTTTGACGATCAGATGGAAAAGGTCGTGAAGCGCTACTTCCAAGAGCGCGGATTCTCTGACGGTAAGCTGCATTCCTTAGGCGAGGCATATGAAGCTGTTACGGGCTCTGGGTACAAGAAGGGCTCAAAGGCCTATTCCCTTAACAGTGTATGGGATGCAAATGGTGATGGCGTTATCGACCGTAGCGAGGCCGTTAGCGCCCCTCAGTTCAAGGCGCATGCAAATGACTGGATGGGAGCTTACCGGGCATCGTCTATGGTGGGTGGTGGGATGAGCGTTCCCG